TTGCGTACTACATTGCAATGAAAAGAGCTCCCGACAGAATACAACTTTTAAAATCTGTGTATGATGAAGAGTGGGACAGAGCAGCCAGTGAGGATATAGACTCAGTGAGTTCTAAGTTTTTACCTCCAAGATTAGTAATATGATATGGCCTTTGCATCAGGTAAACGAGCTTACGGAATCTGCGATACATGCGGACAGAGATATCGTTTACACCAATTACAAGAACAATGGGATGGATTTAAAACATGCCCTGAGTGCTTTGATCCAAAACAACCACAACTAGAGGCTCCTCCTGTTGGAGCTGATCCCGAAGCTTTATTAAACCCAAGACCTGACAGAACAGAGCCTGCTTCTGAGGTTCTTCTTACTAATGATCCTTTTTTAACTACTCAAGGTAGTGCAGTTATAACTGTATTTGAAGATAATCATGGAAGAAGCACGGGAGATAAAGTTAGGTTTAGAAACGTAGACTCTTTTGATGGGTTTACTAGCAGTGCTATAGAAGATCCTGATGGGTATTCAATTACAGTTACAGCAAATCCAACAACAGATTTGTTAAATTTCTTTAATAATACTTACACTTTTACAGCTATATCTGGAACAGGAACAACAGGAGCAAGAGGTGGAGGAGTAGACTGTACCGTAGGTCCAGCAGAAACTTTACTTCCTTTAAACCCTTTTAGGACAGGTAGTTCAGGCGCAAACACTGTAATATCTGTTACAGAGTTTAAGCACGGTAGAACTACAGGAGACACAGTTAGGTTTAGAACGACTGAGGCTGTAGATGGAGTAACTACTACTGTACTTGAGAGCGCAAGTGGATATACAAT